TTCTATTAATAATAAATTATGGATTAAAAATTTAGCTTATTCAGAAGAATCTGAAAATATATATAAACAATGGCTTAAAAGACAAAATTCTCTTTCATATATATTTAAACAAGATTTATCAAAGTTAGATGATAATTTTGATAATAATTTTATAATAAATGATAATACTCATCCAAAATTATTAAAATTATATTTAAGTAAAGATATTACACTTGAGACTATATGTATTTTGTTAGAAATGACAGGAGCGATTAATCAATGGAATAAAAAATTACAATATGATCCTATATGGGATGAGATTAAGTTAAGAGTAGAAAAATACACACCATTTATTAAATATGATAAAGACAAGACAAAAAAAATATGTCTTGACTATTTTAGTGAGTTAGTATAGACTAAATACTATTGGACGATATACGTGGTCCAATACACTGTAATACAATTGTTATACAACGATATACGGAGAATATACATGGTAGACTTTGCTAAACTAAAATCAATGTCTGGTAAAAAGGGTCTTGAGACTCTTACAGCAGAACTAAACAAAATCTCAAATCAAGAAAATCCCAAAAAAGGTGATGATCGTTTTTGGCAACCAACAGTAGATAAAGCTGGTAATGGTTATGCTGTAATTAGATTTTTGCCTGCACCAGATGGTGAAGATATTCCATTTGTTAGGATTTTTGATCATGGATTCCAAGGTCCAACAGGACTATGGTATATTGAGAATTCACTAACAACTCTTAATAAACCAGATCCAGTATCAGAGTTTAATTCTAAACTATGGAATTCAACAACTTCTGATGATTCACCAGAACGTAAACAAGTACGTAAACAGAAGCGTCGTCTTCATTATGTATCTAACATTTATGTAATTCAAGACTCTGGAAATCCAGATAATGATGGTAAAGTATTTTTGTTTAAATATGGTAAGAAGATTTTTGATAAATTGAATGAGGCTATGAATCCTCAATTTGATGATGAGGAAGCAATTAATCCATTTGATTTATGGACTGGAGCATCTTTCAAATTAAAGATTCGCAATGTAGATGGATATCGTAATTATGATAAATCAGAATTTGGTAAATCTGAACCATTATTTGATGACGATAAAAAGATTGAGAATATTTGGAAGAAAGAACATTCATTAAAAGCATTTTTAGATCCATCTAATTTCAAGTCATATGAAGATTTGAAAGCTAGACTTTCTAAAGTACTAGATGAAAATATTGCAAAGGTTCCTCGTGCAGAAACTAAGAAATTAGAGGAAGCACCTGCACCAACATTCAAGTCACATAACGAACCAGTATCTATGAATGATGATACTGATGGTGATGATGATATTGAGTATTTCAAAAAATTAGCATCATAAAAGTGAAAAGGGAGGATTAATTTCCTCCCTTTTTTATGTATAATATTCTTTTCTTCCTTCATTCCAATAATTAGGATTAAATGGTTTAAATTTGCCTGTTTCAGTATATATATTTGATAATATTGAATTATCTTCAGGGCCATTTTGTGTTCTGTAATCAACATTCATAGCACCAGAACTTTCTGGTTGTTCTGTAGTTTTATCTTCTAAAATTTGTTCTGTTGCTGCTTTTTGTCTTGCAGTTTCTTTGACTGCTTGTTGATTTAATTGATCTCCTGTAGTTGGTTTATATGAAGTAGGAATAGGTGTATTTGGTTGGGGGTTAGGTTGAGGTGTATTTGGTTGTGGTGGTGGGTTTGGCTGTTGTTTTTCTGGATCACGACGTGGAGGTTCTTGTTTATCAACTTTACTTGCAGCTTTTCTTGCATCATCTAAACTAATAGAAGGATGACCTCTTCCTAAATTTTTAATATCAAAATCTTTTCCTGGTCTAACTTCAGCATGAATATGGGGAGGATTACCTTCTAATAAAATAAAATTAAATCCTGATTTTTTTAATCCTTGGATAGTATTTTCTATTTCTTCTTTAGATTTTCCTCTGGTAGAAACATCTATTGCATTACCATGGGCATGTTGTCCTGGTCTTTGTTTTGCTCTTTCGATAGGATGCATTGGAGATCTATATGTACTACTTATTTGATCTTGAGGATTCATTTCTTGGAATTTAGATAAGGCTTCTTTCACAGGATCTGATAAATTTTCTGCACTTTTTCTTACTCTTTCAGTTTGATAATTACCTCTTTTTGAATCGAATTTAGAAGCATCAGGTTTAGGACCATTTTGTTGATCTTGAGGGTTAGGAATAGCATTAGTAGAAGAAGTGTTCGATTGTTGATTTCTCCAATTGGGATTTGACTTTTCCCATTCTTGTTTTCTTTTTTCTTCTTCTGATCTAAATTTAGCTCCACTTTTACCCATTTCACTGTAATAATCACCACGAATTTTTTTAATAGTATGGGCTAAACCTGCTTTTTCAGCAGGTTTGTGTTCTCCACGCATTCCTTGATCTGTTCTATAACCTAAAATATCTGATCCTTGTTCAAAAACTTCTTTAAAAGCTCTTTCCATATGTGGATTTATTTTTATTGATTTTACTTGTCCTCTTCTGATAGGTCCAAAAAAAGAATTTGATACATTACCTGAATAGTTAAAATTAGTTGAATTTGCTATAGATTTATTATTCATCAGTGACCTATTGACAATAGATTCTAATACTGCTGTAGGGTCTCCTTCTTTACTTATTACACCTGCTACCCATTCTTTTAATCCAGGAGTGTTTTTAATTTCATCATATAATTTTTTTCTTCTCTCTACATTATAAGGATGTGATGTTTTAGCAATTTCTGAACCAGACGGTTTAGAAATATCTTTTTCACCATATTTTGTTCTATCATCTACAGATTGTGGAATATTACTAGAAGGTCCAGAAGGAGTAGGACCAGAAGGTGGAGCATTTCTTTCTTGATCTAATCCTTGTCTTATTTTTGCATCAGATGTATCAATACCTTCTGGCCCAGATTCAACTCCTTTTCTTATAGCACCACCTAAAGCACCTAAAGCTGCACCACCTGCAACAGCACCTCCTGCTAATAATCCTCCTCCAGCTATTCTTCCTAAAGCTTGATATGTAGCATTATTTCCTAATCTTCCAAATAAAGATCTACTTAATCTAGTAATACCATAATCATAATATTTTCCTAATGTAGTTAATCCTTGCTTTACTCCTGCAAATGCTAAGGATTGAGTTTGTACAGAAGATCTACTAGTTGTATTTAACATATTCAATTGTCTAATGATCATATTTTGAAATTGTAAATTTTGTCTTAATAGATCATTAGTTTCAGCAGTTTTAGTAGCATGATTTATTGTATAATTATTATTCGATTGTATAGCACTAGCTAAACTAGATATATCTTTTCTTTGACTAGCTATAGCTGTATATAAATCTTTAGCAATTCTTTTCATATCATTGCTATTTGAAATAGCAGCTTGTTTGAAAGAATTAGAAGATTGATTATTTTCTCTTAAATGTGGTAGAAGAGTAGCGGATACTCTATCAGCAAATACTTTTAAATTTAATTCGTCTGCCATTTATTATTTCTGCCTATTTTTTTCTTCTTCTACTTCTTTCAAGTAACTTAATAACATTTCTACATATAAATCTCTTTCAAAAGGTATTAAATTTTCTATTTCACTAATAGAATATTTATGGTGCTGAATCATTGAAAATATAGTGGTATAATAGTTCTCTAATGTATTATGATTCAGCATTACATAAAAAAATCGTTTAATGATGATAACTCTATTTTTCTATTATTTCCTAATGAATTTTTATATTCGATAACATGATTTAATTTTGGTGTATTAATTAGAAAAGTTTGAATTTGTTCAAATATTTTAATATTTAAATTGTCGAGAAATTCTTCAATATCTTTATGTTTATAATCTTTAAATTCATAAACATTATCATCTTCATAAAATTTATCTAAACATTTAATTATTAATTGAAATAATTGATCTCTATCTGCTGACATGAATTCTTTGTCATCGTATAATGATGCAGAAGGATATTTCATTATAATACCTGATGTATCTGTCAATTTAATATTATTATTAATATTTTCTGGAAATTTAATTTCGACAGAATTTAAATCTACTTCAAAAGTATAAGGTTGATTGTCTTCATTATCTGTATATGTTAATTTGATTTTATCATCTACTGACAATGCTCTTAATTTAAGAAAAATATATTCTAAATCAAATATAGCTAATTTATTAATATCTAATTGTTCAAGACAACAATTATTAATAACTTGTTTAGTTGCAGATAAAACATCTGTTAAATCATCACTTTCTTTTGCCATTAAAAGAATTTTTTCTTCTTTAACTAAGAAAGGTCTAAATTTAATTTTTTTATTTAATGAAGGTATATTAATTAAAAAAATAGGATATTCAATTTTAGGTAATGACATAATTCACTCCATTTTATTAAGGTGTTACAGTAGCTGTTGTTGATTCATAACCATTAAAATATATTACATTTTCATCATCTATATTTGTTTCTACAGTAGAGCTTTGAACAGTAAATTCTGTAAATGATATATTAACATTTATTGTTAAAAGTTCGTTATTATCTGACCAATCTAATATACTATCTCTAAAAGCAACAGGAAAAGCTTTATGTAGATTTATTTTTATATAATCTTCTCCTACATTATCATATATTATAATTTGCATTTCTGTGGCATAATTATCTCTATATTCTGTAGTATATGTTGGTTGTTTATTACGTGATCCTGAAGTAGAATCATCAGCACCATTAAAATCAAAAATAA